TTATTATTGGCGGAAACTTAACTGTTCAAGGTACAACTACAACTGTTGATTCAAATACAGTTAATATTGGTGATAGTATTATTACATTAAATAGTGATGAAACAGGTACTCCTAGTCAGAACGGTGGTATTGAAATTGAACGTGGTACTAGTTCTAATGTAACGTTTGTTTGGGATGAAACAAATGATATGTGGACAACAAGTGCCCAGACATTAAAAACTGGACATCACTTACCAGAGACAGATGTTACATATGATCTAGGATCATCTTCACTAGCATGGCGTGATTTATATCTAAGTGGTAGTACAATTAAGTTAGGCGGAGCAACGCTTAGTGCTTCAGGTGCTAACCTAAGCATGGGATCTGGATCATTTGACTTATCCAATAGTACAACCGCTAACTTAACAGAGCATACAGATTATAAGTATTACACACAGGCAAGATTCGATACGGCATTTACTGCCAAATCAACTAATGACTTATCAGAAAATACAAACTTATATTATACAGATACAAGAGTCCGTACACATATACAAGGCGCAGATTTAGATTTAGGCACAAACAAAATATTGTTTTCAAATGTTTACGCCGCAACTGGTGATTTACCCGCTGCAGGTTCTTATCACGGAATGTTTGCTCATGTACATGCAGAAGGCAAAGGTTATTTTGCACATGGTGGTGCATGGAAAGAATTAGTTGATACATCATCTAGTAGTGGAGTTAACTTACAGCTAAATAGTATTGGAGCAGGAACTGCCGCCAGTGGTACAACAGGCGATATTCGTGCAACAGCAGATGTTACAGCGTATTATTCATCAGACGCAACGCTAAAAGAAAACGTTGTAGAAATAGAAAATGCATTAGACAAAGTTAAAAAGATTAGAGGTGTTGAATTTGATTGGACACCTGAATACATTGATGAAAAAGGCGGAGAGGATGGTTATTTTGTTCGCAAACATGATGTAGGTGTTATAGCACAAGAGGTAGAAGCAGTTTTACCTGAAGTCGTAGGCACCAGAGATAATGGGATAAAAGCAGTACGCTATGACAGAATTGTAGCCTTGTTAATAGAAGCCATAAAAGAACAACAAACACAGATTGACGAGCTAATAGACTTAGTAGATCAAAAAACAATAAACACAGATTGACGAGCTAATAGACTTAGTAGATCAAAAAAAACAATAAATAACAGTATAATACAAACAAGGAGAGTATTACAATGGCATTACCAGCAACCGGGGCCACGATAAGTATTGGCACTATAAGAACATATTTCAGCCTGTCAGGGACTCAGTCACTACAGAGCTTAGGAGCACATATTTCACCTAACGTAACCAGCAACATTAGATTGTCAGCCACATTTGGTGGATGGCAGAATCCTAATATTTGGGGTACAAGTTCAGGTGTCGCACCAGACCAAGATGAATATGGTTCATCTAACTACTAAGATTTAAGAATACAATTAGAGTCTGTTGTTTTTTCTTGACAACAGACTCTAATAATGTATAATATAAGAAGAGAAACCTCACATAAATTCACACAGGAGAAAAATAAATGAGTATTCGTACACGTTTCGAAATTGAAACATTTGTCTTGGGATCACACCCAACACTAGAAAGAAAAGCACACGCCATTAAAGTTGAGTATGAGGCTGCCAAGGCTTCTGGACATCCAGACTTGCCTGTTCTAGAAGCAGTATATAACAACTTTGCACTAACCAATGACATTGATGCATTGATTGCCAACATTGAAACCACAGAAGAGACATATTGGGTAGAACGTCTAGCACGTTTGGCCGCAATTGATATCTTAACTATTGGTAAAGTACAACCAGAGACAATGCACCACATGACAGCACTAAATGATGAAGCCTTCGCGGCAAGTGTAAAGAGTGCCACTGTACTAGCTAAAACACTTAATGAATCAGTACGTGATATTGAAATTGAATTAGGTACTGATTTAGTACAAGACTAAATGGTAAGTATACCGAAGTTCCATTATTCAGTGGATACCAACGCCAAGGTTGCAATCTGCGTGCCTGTGCGTGATACAGTAACGGCGGTATTCACACAGAGTCTTGCTATGCTTACTAAAAAGTGTGGTGAGACTAAACAAAAGATGTCACTACATATGGTAATGGGTAGTGAAGTTGCAATGCAACGACAACAACTAGTAGACGAAGCAATGGAAACCGATTGTACTCACATACTGTGGTTAGATAGTGATATGTCGTTTCCAACAAATACACTACAAGCATTATTATCACACGATAAAGATATCATTGCTTGTAACTATAGCACTAGAGTAGCACCACATCGTCCAGTAGCATTTAAAAGCGAACATGACTTGGATGCAAGAGTTGATGGTGGTACAGGACTACAAAAAGTATTTGCAGTAGGTATGGGTTGTATGTTAGTAAAACGCCAAGTATATGAAGCAGTGGCTAGGACACATTTTAGTGTAACTTGGAATGATGATTATACTAACTTGGTCGGTGAAGATATATACCATTGTAATAAGGCAAAAGAAGCTGGGTTCGACATCTGGTTAGAGAATGATTTAAGTGAAAATATAGCCCACATCGGAACAAGGGCGTTTACTATTAAAGGTGATTGTTAATGTTAGAATTTAAAACTGTAAAATCAGACTTGTTTGATTTTAAAGGACAGTCAGTTATTACTCCGTGGGATAGACTAAAGAAGTTTATATTCCAAAGTTATCCAGTAGTTGAGATTACTGAAGATCTAGAAACACTAGATGAACAACTTGATGTAGCAATGGCACACCAAGGTAAGAGTGATATGGTATGGCTAAAGAATAAAAGTACTGTTGTCAGAGAAGATTTTCCCTGGCACTATAAACCTAGTGATATAGGAAGACAGTTCGTACATGAATTTCCAAGAGTTGGTAAACGTAGTAAGCGAGCAGTCAAGTGGGGAGAACTAAGATTAGTTCCAACTGATGGTTTTGCTCACGGTAGTTTTAAAAACAGAATTAATGCAACTTACCACGATGCAGATTTTGAAATATTTATGATCAGCTTCCATGAAGCAGAAGCAGATAGTAATTTTGCAAAACTAAAAGCACAATATCCTGACGCAAAACATGTTAAAAATATCCAAGGTATTGGTAATGCACACAGAGAAGTTGGTGAAATATCAACTACAGAAATGGTTTATATTGTTGATGCAGATGCAGAACTACTTGAAGAGTTTAACTTTGATTTTATTCCTCCAATGGCAAAACGCCATAATACAACATATGTATGGAGTGCAAGAAATCCTATTAACGGACTAGAGTATGGATACGGTGGAGTTAAATTATTTCCTCGTACACAGTTATTGGAATTAGGACATGAACTACCTGACTATACAACAGGTGTTGCATTCTACCAACCAGTTGGAGATGTGTCAAACGTAACAAACTTTAATAAGGATCCATATAGAACTTGGCGTAGTGCATTCCGTGAGTGTGTTAAACTAGCATCACAAATTAATCCAAATGCTCCTAAACAAGAAACAGTTGACAGATTAGAAACATGGACTACAGTTGACAACGGAGGACGTTTCGGACGTTATTGTATTAAGGGTGCGTTGGAAGGCAAAGCCTATGGAGAAGCAAACAAGGATAACGTAGAAGAACTAAACAAGATCAATGATTTTGATTGGCTACGTGAACAGTTTGTTGCTAGTATGAAGAAACGTATTACTGCGGATTAATCTACTAAAGTATCTAACCAATTAGAACCATCTGCGATACTAGTCTCGTGGATGGTTTTTATTTTCTTGATTATATCTTTATTGTATAATTGTGCTTTGGCACCATTGTGTAATGGCCGAGGCCAGTTACCCATCTTAACCCAACAAAATCCATTGCTTTCGTCATTTAGTTGTGGTACAAACTCATCATAAACTGTTACAACAAAAGTATTGTATACAAAGTTTTTATCCGGACTAGTGAATTTGTTTAGTGGATATACTTTTTGTATATCAGGTAATAGTCCAATCTCTTCTTCTAATTCTCTTAATAGTGTTTGTAATGGTCGCTCATCTTTTTCAGCTTTACCTCCAAAGAATCCCCAAGTACGTGGATGGCTTGTATCACCACTTCTTTGTTGTAGCATGATTCTACCTGTGTCCATAGCAAGCACTAGACAACCACTAGCGTTCATAATCTAATTCTCTACTAATAGTGTCTTTAACTTTTGGATAGTCTACTAGTTCTTTTGTTATCATATCGTGAAACTCATCTATTCTGTATAACTTGTTGTAACTGTGCAATACCTTAAATAGTCTGTAATAAAAAGAAGGATTGAACTTATCTGTTTCAAAGTACAAATGTTCTTCTCCGTCCCTACACCAAAATAAATTGCGTATATGATGAAATGCTAGACTCCATGCTATTCTAGGCATTGTGGGTTCTTTCTCTACATACATATCCACAAACTCTACTTCAATTGGCAAATCAGTAATAGTGGTTTTCCATTTATTAAAACTTTCAATAGCATGTTTTGATGCATAGTTTGGGTTTAGGTATTCTTTTCTTGATCTGTACACTAATACATGTTCTATATTTGGATGGTCCTTATGTAGCTCTTCAATAAATCCAGATGAGAGCATTTGTAAGTTTAGGAATGATGCCTCAAAGCATACACTATCAGCTAGTCTAAGTCGTGAGTTCACAACTCTAACAGTTTCTAGGGCACTACCTTTTTTATTATTTAAGAATTCATGAATACATTCATGACCGTCATACCGTATCATACTAGATATAGATCCGCCAAAAGCCTGCTTTGTACATACCTTCATGGCTATTGAACCAATCAGTACCATTCCATTCCAATTGATCAGTGGATGAAATATTAGTTACATATTTTTGATCACTTACAGTACTACTATCAAAACTTACAACCCATGCAGTACCGTTATATTCAATAATATCATCAACACCTGCAACTGCATTAGTCCAGTTTGTTGATATAGGTAAGTCATTGGTCAGTAAGTATCTTTGCCCTATTGCGGCCGCTGTTACAGTACCATCACCTGGATAATTTGCTTGTGGATTAATAACGGCATCGATTGCTGATAAACTATTTGCTGGCAAAGTACCAGCGTCTACAGTAACAACTAGAGCATTTTTATCATTTGTATCAAACTCAAGTCTACCAATAATATCGTTATCACTGTCACCAGGATTGTTTGACTTGCGTAGTCTAAGTTGACTTATACCTTCTCTTAGGTCACCAAATGGTTTTAGTTCTGTTGCCCACTCTAATGTATTGCCACTGGCATCTAACTGTGTACCTTGTTCGTTATATAAGTATGCTTTACCATTCTCATACTTTAGTTTTCTATTGTCAAGAGTAATTACTGTATACTGTAATGTAGTTTTATCGAAATTTTCTTTTGCAACGAAGGCATCCAAATCCTCATCATCTAAACTGTACAGTTCATTAATAATGTTGTATATAAGTTTTTGTTGTTTAACTTTAGCAGGCGGGTTGATGAATATAGGCATACTAAATGTTAGGGTAGAAACATCAACAATATCATCTACACTTGAACCAACACTACGGCTACTCCATATACTGTTTGTCATTTCAACATAACTTAATGCTGACCAATCAAAAGGATTGTTACTTGTCCTAATATTAAGAGTAGGATTAAACAATACCATAATCTGTTCCAACAACTGCAATTTCTGATCTGTATTTGATGTCCATATATCACAGTTCATAATTAAATTATATGGAACTGGAGCATGTCTTTCGATGGTATATCTATTACCTACCTCATTTAGATATTTGCCAGTGGTATCATCTACCTTCTTTTCATATACTTGTACTTTTTCTTCGTACTCTTGATAAGTTCTACGATCAGCGGCTAGGTTAAGTTCAGTAACATAACAACTAATAAACGGAACAGTATTAATAATGTTCTCTGAATTCTCACGAGTAATGTGTGCGGCCATACGATTTACATCACCATAACGTACAGGAGTTAGCTGGTATATAGGTAACTTGTCATCATTAATACCCATTTGTACATTAAAGCCACTGAACAATCTTATGAACTGTTGAATGTATCTTCTTATCTGTTTATCGTAAAAGTATTGTTGTGCCATTATTCAAAATCACTCTTTGGTTTAATAACGTTGCTGAGTGGTTGTCTTTCATTAAATTCTTTATTATTAACAACGGTTGTTGAATCATTGTTAATGTAAGAACTTGCATTGTAAGTCTTATCACTCCATGTGACATCAGTTACGTTATCATATAGTCTATTCCATCTGCTACCACGATAAACAAATAGTCTATTTGGCTTAAAGTCATTACGGACAAAGTAATCACCATCATTTGGTGAAAGTGGAAACTGATCACCTGTTGATAATGTGTCTCCATGCTCATATACTTCCGAAGTATCCGGTTGGCCAAACAAGTGTTCAGTTAATGGTAATCCCAATGGATCGGCCTCTTCAGCACTTTTT